ATCTTGTTCGACAGCGCGTCGTAGTAGCTCGATCCGATGACGCCATCCACGGCGAGCAGCAAGGCCCTGGCGATGGACGGGTCGGTCGTAGACAGCAGATCGTCCATCTGCTGGATCATCATGACGATGCGGTCCAGTCCGGCCTTCTCCAGCGTCTCCGGGAAGTAGCCGCCCTGGTTACGAAGGTTGAGAAGCTGGAGGACCGGGACGATTCTCAAGAGCGTGAACAGGTCCCCAGCCGTAGCTGCGGCCACGAGCGAAAGCGAGGCCGTGGGGTCACCGAGGCCGGTGATCGTGTAGTGAGTCCCGTAGACCAGGAGCGTCGCGGAGCCGCCCGTCTGCGTTCGGTAGACGACGAGATCCTCGACGTTCTGGATGGTGAACGGGATCGGCAGGACCAGCTCGCCGCCAGCGGCGACATAAGGAATGCGGGAGAGGTCTGTCGTAACAGTCATCGGCTATTTCCTCTCTGGCGGCCTTGGGTATGCCAGGTCGTGAACGAACTCGGAAAGGCTCTGAGCGTCCTGCGGAAGATCCTGGTTGCCATTCAAGAGGTCGTAGATATCAACCCCGGTGGTCTTGAGTTGAGCCTGACCTGGCACCCCGAACCAAAGGGTTCCGGCGTCAAGCACATCGAACGCGACCTCCGATGCTTCCTTCTCTCCCATTGGGATGTCGTAAACAAGCTCCTTAACCGCAACGGCCGCCTTCTCGAACGTCTTGGCCAGCGGGGAGAACGAGAAATCGCCAAACTCCTTGCCCTCGTAGACGCCCTCAAGGAATCTGGCCGTATCGCGCAGCCCGGGGATCGTCTCGAATGGGTAGAGTAGAGTCTTCCGAAGGAGCCACTCGGACCAAGGGTCGTCGTCTCCTGGGCCGCGAGAGGCCAGAATCTCTCCGATGATCGCGTTGCCAACGATGACTGCCGTGGCCTGGGCGAGGATGTACGGGAGTCGCTTGCCAACCGCCCTGTCGAGTCGAGCCTTTTCGATCTCCGTCAGAGAGGACCGAAGCGCGTTGTACTGAGAGTTGGCGTACCCATAGAACATCGTGATGGCGCGCGACATTCCGCGAGCCCTCATGATGCGCGGAAGGTCCACGGGATGGCCTGACCCAACCGTGTCCCTGACAGCCGCCTCCCCGGCTCTGACGGCCGTTTCGAGATCCGCGCCACCAGCAAGAGCCTGCATCTTGGCTGCGTTGTAAATCGGGACGCTCGTCACCACGTCGGTGAACGCGGTGAAGGCGTACCCGAAGCGCAGGGCGTTGGAATACCAATCCGTTCTGCCCTGGAGCTGCCTCTGCTGTTCGCGCATGTCGCGATCGAAGAGACTCATGCGGTGGCGGATTTCACCGGACTCGTCGCGAGCCTGCCTCCACGAGAGCACCGGATGGCGCAGCCCCGAAAGGGCTCCTTTGGCGAGATAGTCGGGACGAACGAACCGAAGCGCCGTAACCATGTTGGCGAGGTTGCCGGTAGCGATCGTCATCTTGAGCGCAAGAACGGCGGCGGTTGTCTTGGAGCGCCTCGTCTCCATGAACTTGTCGAAGGAGCTTGAGGCATCCGCAACGGAATATGCCTGATAATTCGCCACTCCCTTGAGCCACGGCAAGAACGCTTGCGCCCTCTCCTCGCCAAGCCGCTGCTGCATGGTCGCCCTAATCTCGGGGTGCAGCAGGATCTTGCCGATAGAGGCGACGGCCTCTCCGAAGGCGATGTCGTGGATCACCTGGGCGATGTGGTTCGGAATAACGGCAAGGCGCAGATCAAAGGGCCTGGCGAAGTTCTCGTTGCGATCCTTCGTGTAGCCACGGGCGGTGTGCGCTGACGGATAGTCGGACTCGAAGAACTGCGCCACGGTCTCCGCTACCTGAGATTCACCCTGGATGCTTCGAGAGCGGTCGTACTTCACGGGGAAGTAGCCGCCACGGTAGGTCTTGCCCTGGTGCGTGAACTCTTGGGCCTTAACCTCTGGGAACTCCAGGCCGGTCCTGCGCTTGTACAGCGCGGCAGCCTCGGGCTTCAACCCGTCGATCACGTTCCATATGCCCTGGACGTAATCCATCTCCTCGGCCGTCAGCCTCGCCCTAGCCTGCTCGATGGTGGCCCGGCTCCACTTGTGCCCCCCCATCAGCTTCTCGAGGTTGCTCTCGTTGCCGGTATTGAGAGCCAGCGCCATCAGCCAGAGTCGAGACCTCTGGCCTATGCCCTCGATGGCGACTTGCTTGTCAAGTCCGGCGCGAATCTGCTTCGGGAACGCCTGCATCAGATCGGAGATCTGCTTCGTGATCGCGCGCTCAAGGTCCAGCTCCTTGTGCTTCGCGTCCTGAACGGTGTCGAGAATCATGCGATGCCACGGCCCGGCCTTGTCGCCACCATCGAGCCAGTTCAGCATCGTTTCGATGCGGAGTAGATCGGCGTCCTTTTCGGCGAAGTAGGAGAGGACAGCCTGGCCCCTCGTTTCGACGTTGCGGTCTTCGCGAAGGGGGCCACGATCCTTGAGATTGGACTCGGCAGCAGCAATCAACTCGGCGCGGCCAGTGGCCTCGTCGCGCCTGGCCCCCTTCTGGAGTAGCGTGTTCTTGAGGTTGGCGAGCGCCTGATTGTTCTGCACGGCATCGCGTAAATCGCGAAGCTGCTGAACGCTCAGATCCGTCCAGCTCTTCTTTTTGGACTCGTCGAGTAGCCAATCGGCGATCTCTGGCTGCTGGGCCAGGGATTCCTGCTCAGCGATCCACTCTCGCAAGCCCTGGCGTCTATCGGCATCCCTGGACGCAGCCGACAACGGGCGCTTGAACTCGTAATCTTCGAGGAACTGATCCTGCCGATCGAGGTAGTTCGCGCCAGCCTTTCCGAGCTTGGCCCTCACGGAGTCGCGGTCGGACCGAGCCAGGAAGCGGGCGGCCGAAGACATCTCCTCCCTGGCCGAAACCGTGGAGCGATACAGGAAGTGGTTGAGCATGGCGCGCTGGACTTCGGTGCGAGCCTTGTCGAAATCACCAGCGCGCTCGAAGCCCCTTGCGGCGCGATTGGCCTTGGCCTCCGCATTCAGGAATACGCGCGGGTCCAAGTCCCTCACTCGCTGCCGATCCACCTGTCGATTTGCCGCCTCGCTCATGAGCCTGGCCGGAGTAATCCTGTCGGATTTGCCAGCCTTCCTCGTGAGGGCGGCGTACTCCATCTCGTACTGCTTGGCGCGGGCCTCCGAGGTGTGCGAGGCGATCTCGGCGGTCTCAGCTACGGATGCGTCAGAGACTACCTTGCCGTGACGCTCCAGCATGACGCGCCTGGTTTCCCTCGCGATTGCCCTTTCCCTCGACCCAGCCGTAAGGATGGCCCTGACCATGCTGGAGCCTGACTTGTAGCCGAACAGCGGCGCCACAAGGTCGGGATGAACGCCCCCGGTCTCCGCTACGGCCGTACCCAGCCGACGCAACACCGCTTGGCCCTTCTCGTCGCTGCCGAAGAGGTCGATGATGTCGGCCTTGGAGAGCTTGGCGCCCTGGATGTCGGCTGGAGCGTCTCGACCGTCCAGCATCGTCCCGTTGCGAAGGAACTCCCCAGCTTGCTGTCGAGAATCGGAGTCAACCTCGTTAGCGACTCCGGAGGAGACACGCTCCGACTCCTCTCTCCACCACTGGAGCTGCTCTCTCTTGGTCTCCCTGAAGAGGCGCTCGCTGAATTTCTCGCGGGCCTCCGCTACTGCTGTGTTGGTCGTGTCTCTGTACTGCGCCCACTGATTTAAGGTCATGCCAGCCGCGTCCATGTCCTCGAACATCGGAGCGGCGGCCATCTTCCTCTGGGCCTCGTCAACATCGTCAGGCTTATGCGCGCTGGCGCCATCCTCGATCTGCGCGGCCATCTCCTTGGCAACCGCGTCGATGCGCTCGGGAACGGTCGCCGCGAACTCGTTGGCCTGCTTGGGCGTCATGTCGTTCGGGTCGAACTTGACGTGTTCCGCGAGATCCCTGTGGAATGACTGGCCCGCAAACTTCTCGACGTAGGCATTGAACGGAATGGCAAGGTCGGCGCGAGAGACGACGGCATCGCTGTAGCTCTCGGAGAGTCCGATCTGCTTCGCCACCTCGGAGGGATCGAGGCCCTTCTCGCTGAAGAACGACACGAAGTCGGCGATCGGGACGTAGACGTTCTCGGGCGCGGCGCCGGACTTCACAAGTTCCCCGGCGAACTCGCCCATCTTCTCCGGCATCCTCTGTGCGAGCCTGGATGCCTGGACGATCTCTCCGAGCTTGATGGTCCTGGCCTTATTCTCCTGAGACCTCTTGTAGGTGTCGATGTCCACCGACAGGTTCCCGGCGGCCCCAAAGGCGCCCAACAGGAACATCGACTCGAAGGCGCCCTTGACCTCCGCTGCGGTCTCAGGCCCCAGCCGCGAGAAGTCGGGCTTCCCTCCAGATTCTTCAACGGAGGTCTCGACCTGGGAGATGGTCTCGGCCCGCTGCAAGCCCTCTGTGACGGACTCCTCGGTAGTCCCGGCGAGCATGCGCCACGCGGCCTTGAGCACGGACTTGATCGGCCCTGCCGGGCTCGCAACGGCCGCCTTGGCGGCGGCTCCTGCTTCGGTTCGGCCCAGAGCGGAACTGCCGACCTTGCCTATGACCGGCAGGATCGCGAAGAGGAGCTTCGTCCCTCCGACCTCCAGGGCCGCGTTCATGAGACCAGCCGCGTTAGCTCGACGTGCGGCGAGTTCGTAATCCACCTTTCCGCCAGACGCCTTCATCCTCTTGACGGCCTCGGCGTAGGCCCCAGCCCGCTCCTGGTCGTAGGTGTCTTTACCGATCCCGAGCAAGAAGGCCAACTCGGATGGCCCCAGAAGACCAGCCGCCGCTGTTGCTGGAGCCGCCGGGCCACCGGCAGCCGCTATACCCATCTCCGTCACGGCGGCAGCGGCAGCGCCCTTGACGAATCCCATCCCGACGCCAGGAAGAATCCCGGCGGTCCCGACCAGCATCTTCGACAGAGGATTGCGCCCGGTCGTATCCGGCGTCTGCGATGCCTGCAACAGGTCGGAGTAGCCAGGCATCGCCTCCGGGTCGATACGGAGATCGGCGGCACGACCCTGCAAGTCAGCAAGCGTGCGCTGCGACACCCCAGCACGGATAGACCGCTGCACGGCACCAGGGAACAGCATGGCCCTTGTACCGATTAGGCCGGGACCGAACAGGTATTCGAGCCCGGTGAGCGACTCCAGGTCGTCGTGAGCAACAGTGGAGTTCTCAGTCTTGGATATCCAGGCGGACGTGTTCGGAGATTCAGAGAGCAGGGCGTCGTAATCGATGGACCGACGCGCCACCTCCTGCTGCGCCATGACGGGCTCGCGCTTGGCCGAGTCAACGGGGACAGACAGCACGGAAGCCGCCTTGACGGCCTTCGCTTGCTCATCCGGATTGACCCTCGAAGCGATGTCGAGCGACGACCTGAGCTTGGCCTGCGGGTCTCCGAAGATGTCGTCCGCAATGTCGTCGTAAGGATTCTTGGGCGGAGGAGGTCCGTTGCCTAGAACCTCGTCAGCGACGATTTCGTAGGGATTTCCGCTCACGGCTTCACCGTGGCCGCGGCGTGGGCGCGCTCATACAACTGGCGGCGCAACTCGTCGGTGGGCGTCTGGCCCTTTCCCTTGATCGCGGCGTCGATCTGGGCGAGCTCATCTGCTGGAATGCCTCCAACGGGAATGACGGAGACCAGAGCCGGAGTAGCGAACGGGCGGAACGTCTGGCCGGGCTCGGCTTCGTACTTCCGGATGTCAGGATCAACCAGACCGAACACGGCTCCGCCCACGGCCTCGCCCTTGATGAGCCCCTCGTCGATGATCTTCTGGACGTCCTCTCGTGTGGCCTTTACTCCGGTCTCTTCCTCTTGGTCGGCGACACGATCTCGCACGTAGTCGTGGAAGCGACCGAACCTGGTGGCGTAGACGTTCTTCCTTCCACCAAGAACGCCACGCGGAGCGGCGTCACGGATCATGGAGTCGATGGTGCCTCGCTCAACGACGGTTCCCTTGGGCTTGCCTGCCGGGCCTGCGTTCTTCTTGATGCCAAGCGATTGATCCCTGATCGCACGCCAGTCATTGATCGCGCGCTCCATGCGCTCGGTAGAGACGTGCCCGGACAGAACTGTTCTGGGGTCGTTGTCGGGCGTGATCTTGTCGAGCTCCGGTAGCGCTAGCCAGTCGTAGTACACCCTGTCGTCCGCGACGGTCGGCCTCCACGTAGGACCGTAGGCGTCCTGCTCCGCGGCGTTCTTGATGCCCTGGAGCGCCTGGCCGTCCATCTGCGAACGCACCGACATGGGAATGGCTGCCGTGCCGCCGCTCTGGTAGAGCCGCCATGCGGTGTCGTTGAGGTTCTGCCGTCGATGGTCGTCGGCCGACTTCGCCTCCGCGACCATGCGGTGAACCTCCTGAATCACATCCTTACGAATGGACACAGGGGCAAGGTTCGCCGCGTCGTAGGCGCCCTGCTCACTCAGTCGAACCAGCCTCCCATGCACGAACGTCGAGTTCGCCTTGTAGATTTCGGCGGCAGCCGCGTACACGGCCGCCTCGTCTGCCGTCTTCTTGTAAGCCTTCGAGAACTCGTCGAGATCCTTCGCGTTCAACTGGCCCTGCACGGCCTCGAATGTCTTGATGAAGTCCGCGTGGGCGCCCTGGTTGTCCTGGGCGCGAAGCATGCTCGCGTACACGCTCGAATTCGCGTCAGAGAGCGCCGTGGCCTGGTGCTCCGGAGACCACGACTCGAAGTCGGGGTGAGACCGCACCGCCGTCTCGGCCCCCTTGAGCGAGTTCGCGATGACCTCCAGCTGAGTCCACATCCTCCCGGCGTTGGCGACCTCTTGGGCGAGCCGGTAGATAGACGCATCGACGCCGAGCTTGTGCGCCTCGCCTGTCTCGTACCGGAGAAGCGCGGCGTGTTGAGCCGCCAGCTTCCCCATGACCTCGGTTCCGAACAGTTCGCGCTGGTGGTCGTTGGCTAGGCCCTTCCTGGTCTCTTTTGCAAGCTCCACCGCCTGCGACATCGTATCGGCCGTGACGCCCACGGCCTTCTGACCTGTCCGTTGCTGCGCCTCGTCCCATAGGTTCGTGAGCGTGGCGTCGAAATTCGTCACCTCCACGTTGACGCGAGTAGTGTTCGCGCGGTTCATGGCGACGCCGAGACCGGACAGAGCGCCAGCGCCTCTCATCCCGGCGTCGGCGATCGTCTCCCCGAACGCGCCTTCGGGCGTGGCCGAACTCGTGTAGTTCGGACGCAGGCGCTCCGGCTGGACGCTCTGACCCTCGACGACAGGAATCTGCGGCATCTACTTGGACGTACCGCTCTGGAGATATTGGCCGTAAATGCCAAGCGCCGTGGAGCCCCCGGTCAGAAGGGTAGAGCCCGAGTTGTTCTTGGCCGCCAGCCTCGCCATCCCGGCGCGCCGCTTGAAGTCCTCGCTCTGCGCGACGTATCCCCACGCCTCACGCTGCGCGTTCGACCGGATCGTAAGGGCGTCCAACTCCCCGAACATCGCGGTGTCCGATGTCACGTCGAGCGGAGAGCCAGAGCCCAATTCGACGCCGGAGGCGGCGTAGCCAGCGCGCTGCTCTCCGATGCGGAGCCTGGTCTTGAGCCGAGCCTGATCCTCCTCGATGTCGCCTCGCCTGATCGCGTCTGCGGCCGCGAGTAGACCCTGCTTCTGGTTCTGCTCCTCGACGCCGGCCTGATAGCGGCCCTGCGCTCTTGAGGCCGCGACCCCGTAGGCCGTCGAAGCCGCCGACACGGCGAGCCCGGCGATGATGACGCCCTCTTCTACTCCGCTCATGGCGATACCCTCTCGATCGTCAGGAGCGGCGGATCCGCTGGGTAGCCTCCAATCGTGAACCCGAGGTGCCTGGCAAACCGCACGCTCTCACCAAACCGAGAATTTACGGTTCCGTACAGTCGAGGGTGAATCGCCAGCATCTCCCTGATGGCGTGATGTCCGATCACGAGCGCGGCGCGCGGATAGGCAGCGAGGCGAGGGGACGAGTAGAGCCACGGGAAACCGCAGCCGCCTTGCAGCGGGTAGACGCCCCACATCGCCACCAATTCCCCATCGACTCGGCCAGACCACGAAGCCGTAGAGCCTCCGAAAGACCTGGCAAGGCACTCCTTGACGGTCTTGTCTCCCATCGCCAGGATCACTTTCATCTGGAACGGATTAAGCGTCGACGACAGGGCCTCGGCGTCGGCCGCGGTCGCCTTCGCGATCTCGACTTTAGGAGCCAAAGGTCACCTCCGGGGTGACGGATAGGATCTCGACGGGCAACGGATCGCGCTGCTGCAAAGTCACGCGCCCATTGAGTCCCCAGCCTCCAGAGATCGCCACGTAGTCGCGTCCGGTCGCTGTAGGCGTGGCCCTGCTCATATCAACGGCACCATCAGCCACGACGCGCTGCTTCCATTCCCGCATCCGCGAGGCGTCCTCGCCGACCCACAGGCCGCGCGAAGCGTTGACCTCGAACCACACCTTCCCGACGACCTTCTTGACGGTCTGGAGCGAGCGCCCGTCTAGGTTAATGTCGAGCGTCTCGATCTCGGACGTATAGGGCAGGCCGATCGTGACGACGACACCAGGATTGGGTAACTCCACGATCCCGTTCGCGTCCACCACGAGGCCGTCCACGACGTTCCCGTCCACGAGCGCACTCACGACCTTCCCGATGAGGTGCTGGAGCTGGAAGCTCTTGAGCGCCCGTGTCCAAGACTGCCCGCCGTAACCGGAGACAAACCCACCACGCAGGCCGACAGGGATCGGTTGCTCGAAGCGGACGATCACGTAGCTGCCAGCCATGTCGGCCGTGAGCGTCGCTCGATAGCGCCTGCCGTCCGAGTCCGTCATGACGAGCTGCGAGCCAGCGACCCAACTGCCGTCATCAGGGCCGACGATCTGGAGCGTGGCCGTATCATCAGCCTCCCAGCCGGTTTCGTTGGTGAGCTGGAGGAAGAAATTCGTGCGATCAGGGCCTCGGTAGGTGAGAGAGCAGTCGAGGAAGACGGCCTCACTAATGTCCTCGATCTGGCGGGACGAGAAACGCTCGACGAAGCGGCGGTCGATGTCCTGCACGGAGCGCTTGACCGCCACGTACACGGCCGTCTCGTCGCCCTCCGGGATGCAGGCGACCGACTCGACGAGGCCGTCCGTCTCGTGGCGGTGCCAGGCGATCACGTCGTGCTGCGGCAGGTAGGTCATCCCGAGCAGCACGCCATCGTCGCGGACTAGCCACACGACCGAATCCGGCCCCTTCGCGTAGGCCCAATCCACGATAGAGTGGCCCTCGAGCATGTGCTTCGCCAGGACGGAACGATCGTCTTCTGCGGTGTAGCCGTCGAGCTGGAAGTCGAACCGAAACTCCCTGACCGAGCCGCCTTCGCGCTGCGCGAACAGCACTCTCCCGCCAACGGCGAGCGGAGCCAGGTCGCCCGAACCGTAGTGGGCGTGAGCCTTCGCGTCCACGGACGATGGGCCAAGAGCCGCGTCGCGCGTCCCCTTGATCGCCCACTCCGAAGATCCTGTGAACGCCATCAAGACGCGCGAGTGGACGAGACCGCGGATACGATCCACCGTCAGGGCGGCGAGCGTGAACTCGAAAGCGTCGTCATCGCCCGCCGGGGAAGACGCCCCGAAGTTCCGGTAGTTCCCGGCGCGCGACCCGAAAAGGGTGTCTGGCTTGTCGTCCGAGCCAGCCAAGATGAGCCGCTGGTCCATGAAGGCTGCGACCGAGGGGAACGTTCCCGGCGCGTCGAACAGTGTCGGGGGTGCTCCCGGGGCCTGGTAAGGAAGCGGGAAGGTGGGCTGCTGAGTGTAGTCCGGGGTTACTCCGGTATCAATGAACGTGAGCGTAGCGGTCGTGCCGATGAAGCCCAGGTTCGTCTTGCTGGTGCCGCGGTACACGTTGTAGCCAACCGCCCCGACGATCGCTGCCGCGATGTTTACGGTGACGTGGTAGCTGGGGCTCGGATTGATGCCGGCCAGCACGCCGGTGCGGTCCCAATCGTTCGAGGCGTAGGACTCCCCGCTTCCACCGAACGCCGACACCGCATAGTACCAGCGTATCGAGAAGTTCGGGTTCTGGAATGGGGCGGCGTCCATGTCGCGGATCGAAGGCGTCTGGAGCGTCGGGATCGTGCTCAACGATGCCGGGTCAGAGAGCGGCGTGAGCGTGTAGTCCGGGACCTGCCCGTCGTCGTAGAACGTGTCGCCGACCATGGTCCCGATGTACCCGTAGACGCCGAAGTTGCGCCCGCGGTAAATGTTGTAGCCGGAGGCGCCGGGCACGGGCGTCAGCAGCGTGATCGTCGTGGGGTGAACCGAAGACAGGTTGATGGTCGCGTTCTTGGCTACAGAGGCGTAGGACTCGCCGCCCGTGAGCGCGTTGACGGCCGTAATGACGTACCACCACGACTTGAGCGGGTTGAACGTGTCACCAGTCGCCGTGTTGACCACCAGCCAGTCTTCCGGTTTCTCGATATCGGGCGCGATCACGATGTCCGCGATCGTCCAGTCTGTCTCGGCGCGGCGTTGCAGCTCGACGGGCCTGTGGTTGTGGTGCGGAATGAAAAGGACGTCGGCCGACTGCGCGGTGCGCCCCTTGAACTCTCGGGCCTCATCCTGGAGGTGAGGCGTCGCTATCTCGTAAGGCGCCGCCAGCTCGTCAACGACCTGCGCGCCGTTCCTGATGAAACGCACGTAGTTGTCGCCGAACTCCAGGATGTACGCCTCGTCCTGGTTGAACACGAACGGAACGAGCGTGACGCGCTGGCTGAATTTCGTCTCTGTAGAGAGCTGCGAGCCGGGACGATTTTTGACGCCGCCCTGCGGAACGACGATGAAGTTACGGCACGTCTTCAGCCACGACGCATACGCCTGCAAGTCCACGCGCGCGTGAACCGGAGGCGAGACCTCGCCGCCCACGAACGAGGAGCGGCGCAGCGGACTCCCCATCAGGAGTCAAGCCTGGAGGTGAACAGGTCGGACTTGGGCTCTCGGTCGGGCTTGTTCTCGTTGTACGACATGGCCGCCGCGCGCTCGATGAGGCGGTCGGAATACTGGAGGATCTGGGCGCACAGGTCGGCCGTCTTGTCGAGCGGTCGGCAAATATTGGCGGCGAGGCGCCAGGCCAGAGCCTCGACGAACTCGGGCGGGTAAATCACGACGTCCTTGGCGCGCATCGTGTAGATGAGGGTCGCGCCTGTCTCGTCCATCAGGAGCACCCGGTTGCTGCCGGTGCCGTCGTTCTCAATCGCGTACTTGATGCGCTGGTCGAGCGTCCTGACCCTGGCTCCGTCCGCGACTTGTCTGACGGCTATGCAGTCGGTCGGGAGCGCGTAGGAGTAGCCCCACTCGGGCGGAGGGGTGCCTGACTGGACGAGCGCCACGCGCTTGCGAGCGAAGGGCCAGTCCGCGCGGCGCAGCACGAAGTCGCGCGAAGCGCTGTACCAGACCTTGCAGTTCATGGCCTCGGTCGAACCTTCGTCGAGCGACTCGATGAACTTGTCACTACGGCAGTTCGAGATCGCCATGTTGCAAATTTCGACTTCGTTGGAGACCAAGGGGTGCCCTCGAAAGCTGGGCCGGGAGCGAGATGCTCCCGGCCCAGGAAGTTACTTCGGCTTGTTCTTGGATCCCGGAGGCCTGCCGCGTCGCGTCTGCGCCTCGTAGAACGTCTGGGGTGTGTCGTCTTCCGGCTCATCGCTCTCCTGCGGCACGTACTCGTCCACGGGGACGGCCGCTGGGCCAAGGTTTTGATCCGACTCGAACTCCTCGCCCTTCTCGACGATGCAGTTGTTCACGAAGACGGTTTCGGTGGCGACGTACCTCATGGGGCTCCTCCGTTACCCAACCAAGTAGGGAGCGGGGTAACTGACGTTCTTCTGGATGTTGCGGACCAGGAACGCCGAGATCGACCCGGCCGTGGTCGTCGCGACGGCCGTGGTGTACCGGACGCCAAGGAACTGCTTGTAGGCGCCGCTGGGAAGCAGGGCAGCGAACAGCGTTTGCCCGGCCGCCAGCAACGCATTGCCGACCGTGAAGGTCGCGCTGGTCAGGTGGACCGTGGGCGACGTCAGGGCGGCGACCGTCGAAGACTCGAGCGTCACGACGAGCGTCGCGGTGGCGCCGGCCAGGGTGACGTCCATCTGGACGACGAGCCAGATCGGCTCGCCGATACCAAGATCGCGCGTCGACACCGTGCCGGACAGCGCTGCTCCGCTGGCCTGCGACTGAGCGACGTCGAAGGGGTACTGGATCAGGCCGGTGTCGTAGACGTTGGTCGAGATCACGTTTCCGGCGGCCTGCGCGATGGACTGCGAATCCGAGAATTCCTCTTGCTTGTCGAGAATCATGTCTGTTCCCCTTACTGCACGCCAGCTTCGGCGTTGATGAGCTGGTCGACCTTGTGGACCGGGATGCCGAGGAAGTCGAAGTCGACCCCCTTGACGGCGTTGCCGACGCTCAGGACGTTCTGCTGGCGCGTCATGGCGTGAAGCTTGAGGGCCTGCTTCACGGTGCGGTTCATGTAGAAGTACGGAGTCCCCATCGAGGTGGGGATGCGCTCCATCGCCTTGATCATCGTCACGACCAGCTCCGTGACCGCGAAGGTCGAGACGGCCTGCGTGCCGGTCTGCGCGGCGAGCGCCACCGTGTCGATGTTGGCGATGCGGACCGCGTATCTCCAGTCCTTCACGTGGAGACCGCACTTCCACTGGAAGCGATCCATGTAGGCCCTGTAGCGATCCCCGTTGGCGTCGAAGGCATCGCCGAGCGCGAGCGGCTCGTGCTGGAGTCCGCCCACGGATCCCTTCGGGTAGATGCCCGTGATCGTCTGGGGGTGCCACTGGATCAGCCAGACCGAGGTCAGCCCGGTCGTGACGGCCGGAGCCGAGCCAGCGGCCGCCGCCTGCGCCGAGATGATGTTGTCTCCCATGGCGCTGCCGCGAACGCTGTAGCGCGGAGAGAGACCCATGAACCTCTCTGGATTCACGTCGGTGTTGCCGTAGAAGAGGGTCTGCGCGTAGGTCTGCGCCATGCCCTCCATGATTCCGGTCGCCTCGGTCATCCGGAACGCGGCCTGGTCGGCGTACATCTCCACCAGGTCCTTGTCGGGCTCCGAGCGGTTCTCCAGCATGCCGCACGAGTCGTCGACCTGTGTGGTGGTGGTCTTGGACTTCGGGACGCCGCCGTACAGCTTGCGCCAGATACCAGCCGGGATGCCGGTGCGGATCGTGCCTCTCATTCCGGTCGGGAGGTTGCCCTCCGTCTGCGGCATGTCGGCGATGCACTGGTTCGATTGACTCAGAATCTCCGCGATGATGGCAGGAGACCCATCTGGGTCCGTCCTCTTCGCCACATCGAGAAGGGTTACGTAGCCTGTTCCCAAAGTTGCCATTTCAGGACCTCAGCGTCGCTACGACGCGGGTTTGACTTGTGGACCGAACATGACATCGGCCGCCCGCTTCTCTTGCGGACCGGCCTTGCCCTGCGTTCCCGCCACCGAGTCCTCCTTGATCGCTTGCCCCACCTTCAAGGCGAAGCGAGCGAATTGGAGGTAGGTGTCGGGGTGCTGCTTATCGAGGAACGCCTTGAACTCCGCTCCGCCGAACGCTTCGACGGCGCGCTGCATCGTGGCCGCCTTGGCGACGGCATCCGGCCCGCCAAGCGCCGGATCTTTCGCGATGGCAGCCGCAATCGCAGCCGGCCTCGCCGCTTCCTCGGCCGCCGCCTGCTTTTCCCACGCCTTGCTCTCGCTGTTCACGAAGTCCGTCTGGAACTTGATGGCGGCGTCTCTTTGCTCTTGCGTGAGTCCGATCGACTTGGCGGCCGCGTCCCAGGCCGTGACAGCCTCGGGATTCAACGCAAGCCCATCTGCCTTGAACTCTGCGTACTTGTCAGGCGCTCCCTTGGGGGCCTCTATGGCTTTCGCCGGGTCTCCGGGAGTCGCCGGCTGTGCCGGTACGACGAGGGTGGGCGTTGCCACCGCTGGGGATGGAGCCGCAGGAGGGGCGACGACCTGGGCTGGTGCTACAACTTGCTCACTCATCGGATTTCTCCTGTGGCTTGTTTGTCGGCACCGTGCGGCGCCGGATGATTTCCGCTTCGATGGAATGCCAGTAGTTCCGGCCGCACGCGATGGCGACGCTGCGCATGAACAGGCCGATAGACTTCCGGCCTTCATCGCGCGCGCTCTCTCGAGCGTCCGCCTTGAAGACGTCTCGGTAAAAGCCGGTCTCGTCAATCAGCCCGGCGAGGAATCTCTGGCCCTCGGGCCGCGAGAGCACGAACAGCGTGTCGGCGATCCACTGACGCCGGCGCTCATTGACGGTGTCGCGCGCCTGTTGGCGGATGATCGGGTTCGCCGCTGCGCCTTCGCTCACGGTCTACCTCCGACCACCGAGAGGTTGGGCGGCAGAACAGACGACGGAGGGGCTGTGGGAGGAGGAGCATTCGCCGCGAGATTCGCGAGCACGCTCCCTGGCTGTGGCGTCGCCTCGGACGCGACCTTCGCGGCGGTCATCGCATCCTTGGCCGGCTTCGCCATCTCGGCCATCTGCTGCACCTGATCCTGCTTGTGGCGATCCTCGCGGATCTGCTTCACGAATTTGGGGTCGCGCAGAATCTTCGGGGGCGTCCCCACGGCCTTCGCGTACTCCCGTATCGCCGCGTCGTCGTCGATGTTGTCGAGGATCGAAGGAAAGAATTTCGAGCTGTTGACCGCGAACGCCATCGTTCGCTCGAGGCTGTCGGTTGCGACAGCACGTTGCGCCGCGGCGAGCGGAGCCAGGAACTCGACGCCGAGATTGACGCCAGAGAGTTCCGGAGGGGGTGGCGGGAACTCCCCACGGCGCAGCATGATTGCAAAGGAGCGGTCGATCAGCGGCTTCAGTTTCTCCCGCATGATGCGCTGAATCGTCGGGCCGACCTGGAGGAGCCGCTCCTCCTTCTTCGCGCGGATCTCTTCTGCGGTGATGCCCGAGCGCGTGTCATTCGCGATCAGGAGGAACAGGTCCACGAACATCGCAGCGTCGATCTGGCTCTCGATGTCGTGCAGCTCCTCGCGGGCCTCGACGAACATCCGCGGGTCGATGATGATGGCTGGCTCAACCTTGGACTGTGGCCCGCCCTCGTAGTAGTTGGTCTCGCCGGGAAGGATCGTGACGCCCCCGGACTGGAGGAACGTCGGGGCGTTCATCGGTGGGTTGATGAGCTTGTCGAGCGCCTGGAGGCGGCGGTCCTCGAACTTCTGGAGCCCGCGCGCGGCGCCCAGGCAATCGACGGCCGGCGGCTTACCGTAGGAATCCTCGCCGGTCTTCTCCCAGCGTGAGCACATGACCGGGAACTCGCGGTAGCCCGACTCCGAGAGGTACTTGTTCTCTGTGTTCCCCTCGGTCTCGAACCGGCACGACGACCACGGCATGTTCTTGGCCGAGAGGTCTCCATACTCGCGCTCGGTGCGAGGGCGAATCGCGTGAATGATCTCGAT